CCTAATGCAATGGCTAATGCTGTGGCTTCGTTAGCTATAACTGTGTTTAAAGCTGTGCCGTTTACAGTTATTGCGTCTGCTTCAAGTGTGCCGTCAATGTCGGCATCGCCACTAATATCTAAACTTGTAGCATCAACTTCACCTGCTACGGTGAGTACTCCACTAGCGACTGTCATTAAGTCTGTGTCACCAGTGTGTCCAATGGTTGACCCATTGATTATTACGTTATCTACTGTGAGGGTAGTTAGCGTTCCAAGGGATGTAACATTACCTTGAGCTGCAGTTTGTAGTGTACCAGATAATTGTGTTGCTGTCAACCTTCCTGTGCTAGGATTGTAGGTTAAATCACCATCTGATTCTAATCCTATGTTACCACCGTCTACATCACCACCTGATGTAAATACAATAGCGTTGTCTTCGTCTGTGCTTTCGTTGTCACTGATGGTTACAGTTGTTGCTACAGCTGCAGTAGTTGCGTTTGCTACGGTTACTCCTGCAATCACAGTGTTCAGTGCTGTGCCATCTACTGTTATAGCATCAGCTTCTAGTGTACCATCAACATCTACATCACCACTGATGTCAAGGCTAGTAGCTTCTATTTCACCACTAGTTTTGAATATAACATTGTCACCACCGTCAACCTCAAAGATAATCTGATTGTCTGTGCCAAACTTAATTCTATTGTCTGCATCTCTACCTATTTCTAAACTAGAGTTTACTACAGAGGTAATTCCTGTTTGGGCAGCATCTACTGCCATTGTAACTGTTGTTGACGATGCACTTGAAGATAGACCTGTACCACCTGCAATGGTTAATGTCTCGCTGTCTAAGTCAATATCAATAGTGCCACTGTCAGTGGTTACGTCTAAATCTTCTGCTGTTATTTGTGCATCAACATAAGCCTTTACAGACTGCTGTGTAGGCACAAGAGTGGCACTGTTAGATGTCATATCGTCTTCATCTACAAATGCCGTGATAGTTATTGAGCCATCAGATAGACTACCGTATGTAATTGTACCTGTAGTTGTTATAGCTGATGAACCGTTGTCTATTGCACCAAAGCCACTTGTTATAGAACCACTGTTCAATGCACCTACAGTTGTAACATT